GTCTTAGACAGGTTCTTGGCGTCTCTGTTTCTCTTTATTCAAACGATTATCTTGAAAGCATTATTGATTCAGCCGAGCAGGTAATTCTGCCGCTATTGACTGCCAATCAAAACTCAGTCGCCGCCGTTTATCTTCAAAACAATGTTGCCTATTACATAACACAAAAGCCGAACACATTCGTCGCCGGTCAAAGTGTTGTCGTTACCGGTTGCGTTCCAGCTACATTCAACGGGACACAGACAGTCACATCAAATTATTATGATCCATTCCCATATTTGCCTTTCGCATATCCGGCTCCATATTTCTACTTCACGGCAGCTATAACAAATAGTGATATTACATTCCGACCAGTCATTCCTGGCGGCGTAGTTTATCTATCTGGGGCAGACGCGGCCACGCTTTACGCAAATACCGACGCAGTCGAACAGGCGGTCACCATCGTCAGCGTTGAGATATTCCAAAGCGTGGTCGCTCCAGGTGGTCAGATTGAAGGCGTGGATTTTCAGCCATCGCCTTATCGAATGGGTCGGTCACTTCAAAATCGAGTCATAGGTTTATTAGGTAATTACATCGACGTCTCAACGATGGCCATGTGATGCCTACACCAACAACTATTGCGACCAACGTCAGAGGCACTCTTGCGACTGCTCTCTCTGGCGTAGTGGCTTCTGTGTATAGCTCACCTCCAGAGGCAGTCATTCCGCCGGCTTGCGTAATCGTTCCAGATTCGCCTTATTTAGAAACGACGACAATCGGCAAATCGCAGGTGCGCGTGAAAATCAACTTCGTGGTTACTGCGGCCGTTGCCTACAACAACACGGCCGGAGCACTGGACAATCTTGAGCAGCTTATTATCAGCATCATCGCAGCGATGCCAGGCGGATATGAAGTCGGAGACGTTCAACGTCCGACAATCCAACAGGTCGGCGCGACCAACCTACTAGTGGCGGATCTCGCGGTCAGCACTTACTACACACAAGAGACAATCTAAGGAGACAAGAAATGCCAACAACAATCGTCACCGGTCGCGACATAACCTTCACGCTTGCGACTGTAAACTATGACGCGCAGACAACTGCCGTCACTTTAGTCAATGCACCAGTCATTACGACTTATCAGACACTCGATGGAAAAGCCTATAAGCACATCGATGATCAATGGACACTTAACATCGAGCTTCTTGCAGACTGGGGCGCAACATCATCACTCTTTGAAGCGATGTGGACTGCGTTCACTTCTGCTCCTAACACTGCACTTGCATTCACACTCGTATCAGCTACCGGCGCATCATTCGCTGGCACTGCTTTCCCAGTGGCTCCAACTGCTGGCGGCACTGCTCCAGATGCACAGACTGACTCATGGTCAATGCTCTGCGCTTCAACTCCAGTCTTAACAATCAGCTAATCGAAAGAGAAACGGGAGCACATAATGAGACTACCAATCACCATCGAATACACCTCCGGCGAGTTCGGCACTTACACGGCTCAGCCGCCAGAGTGGGCTAAGTGGGAACAAAAGACAGGCAGCACAATCTCGCAAGCGCAGGAGAAGATTGGAATCTCTGATCTTCTCTTCCTTGCGTGGAATGCGATGAAGCGTGAAGCTGGTGGCAAGCCAATCAAGGGCTATGAGATTTGGTGTGAAACAGTGGCCGACGTGACAGTCGGTGACGTTCTCCCAAAAGTTACGCCGCCGGAAGCGTAAATCGAATCCTGGTGGAGTTAGCCATAGCCACAGGAATACCGATGAGCGAATGGACGACGGCGGAGCAGATCTATACGGCTTTCGAGATACTGGAGAAACAAAGTGAGCGACAACGTTGAGATTGCCTATGACAAGGCAGATCTTCGTCGCATTACTGCCGCATTCAAGGCGATGGATACAGAAGCTACTGATGCAGCTAAAAGAGAATCCTCAGCTCTGGCAGAATTTGCTCAAGGCAAGATTCAGCAGAAGGCCATCACCAGAGGCAAGGCCGCCGACCGAATTGCCAGTGGCTCCCGTGTGTCGAAATCTTCCAAGATTGGCGAATTGTCTTTCGGCTTCGTAAGTCAAAAGTTTTCTGGTGGTGGCACGACAAAGGATCTCTGGGGCGGTACAGAGTTCGGATCTAACAAGTTTAAGCAATTCCCAGTCTGGTCAGGCCAATCTACAAAAGGCGCTGGTTCTAAAGGCTGGTTTATTTATCCGACACTACGCGAAATCCAGCCAGACATCATTGACAAGTGGGAAAATGCTTTTGACCGAATCTTGAAGGAGTGGTAAATGGCCGGACAATCGCGCACACTCAAGCTCTCGATTCTTGCTGATGTAGATCAACTCAAGAAATCACTGGCTCAAGCTAACGGAGACGTGGACAACTCATCGTCAAAGATGGGCGAATTTAGCAAGAAGGCTGGCATGGCATTCGCAGCCGCTGGAGCTGCTGCTGGAGCCTATGCCGTCAAGCTTGCAGTCGATGGAGTTAAGGCGGCGATTGAAGATGAAGCTGCACAGATTCGTCTTGCTACTGCGTTAAAGAATGCCACTGGTGCAACGAATGAAATGATTGCATCGGTCGAAAAGCAGATTCTCAAGACATCACTAGCCACTGGTGTGGCAGACGATAAACTTCGTCCAGCCTTGCAGCGACTTTCGCTATCAACAAACGACGTCACAAAGGCTCAGGATCTTCTTAATCTTGCATTAGACATTTCTCAAGCTACTGGAAAGGGCTTGGATTCAGTAGCTAATGCACTTGGTAAAGCTTATGACGGCAACACGGCAGCTCTAGGCAAGCTAGGCATCGGACTATCTTCGGCAGAGCTGAAGGCGATGTCATTCGAAGAGACGCAGACAAGGCTTTCGGATCTATTCGGTGGCGCAGCAGCAGCTAACGCAGAGACATTCGCCGGACGCCTTGAGATTCTTAAAGTGACCTTTGATGAAGCCAAAGAATCAGTCGGTGCAAAGCTTCTGCCAATCATTCAGCAGCTTGTTGAGTTCGTCGTGAATGAGGTTGTGCCGGCACTTGGAAAGTTTGCTGATTTCTTTAAGCCAATTACTGACGCGATTGACAACAACAAAGAAGCCTTCACAGAGTTTATTGGATTTATTCAAAAGTATGTCGTGCCGGTTCTGGTCACAGTGTTAGGCGGAGCTTTTAAGGTAGTCGGCGAGATTGCTGGCGGAGTTATCAATGTCATCGGTGCGGTTATCAAAGGCTTAAACGGATTGATTGCCGGAGCCGTTGCTGGAATCAATGCTCTGATTCGTGTCTATAACTCAATTCCATTCTTGCCTAACGTCTCACAGATTTCAGCTCCACAAGTCAGCGTTCCCACAGTCACAATTCCAAAGACGACTACTGCAACACCTAGCATTCCTACAATCTCGGTTCCAAGCGTGTCCGCCTCGACTGGAACAGGATCTACAACTACTTCTGGCGGTGGCGTTTCATCAGCCGCATCGGGCGCGGTTCGCGTAGGTGGAGGCTTCACAGATTCACAGAATGCAGCTCGCTTAGCTGCTATGGGCGGAGGAGGATTTACGGATTCTCAGAACGCTGCGCGCATCAATGTGACAGTCAATGGCGCAATCGATGCCGAAGGCACGGCTCGCACAATCGTCAATGTGCTCAATGATTCCTTCTATCGTGGCACTGGCGGAGCCGGCGCACTTCAGGCCGTCTAATGACACAGTGGGCTCCAGAGTGGAAAGTCTTAATTGCAGGCATTGAATACACTGACGTCGTTCTAGCCAATCTTTCAATTACATCAGGGCGCACGAATATCTACACACAGGCTCAAGCCGGCTATTGCACTCTCAATCTTATCAATCTTGATCTTGCTGCTATTACTGCCGAAATCAATGACGCAGTTTCAATCCAAGTCAAAGACACGGCCGGAGCTTACGTTCCAATCTTTGGCGGATCTATTGTGGACGTCGCCGTAACAGTGTCACAGACCGGCTCAGTAGCAATTACTCAGGAAGTCACCATCACGGCTCTAGGAGCCCTCTCAAGGCTCCAGAAGGCCTTAACTCTGGGCGTCTTGTCTAAGGATTTCGACGGCGATCAGATTTATACAATCCTTGAAGATTTACTGGTCAATAATTGGTCAGAGGTTCCAGCAGCTCTTACCTGGGCGACTTACACGCCAGCAACGCAGACGTGGGCTGATGCCGAAAATACAGGTCTGGGAGAGATAGATCGTCCAGGCAATTATGAGCTAGCCAATCGTGGATCTAGTCAAACTATCACTTGGAATCTGGTGGCCGACCTTGCTACTTCTGGACTTGGTTATATTTACGAGAATGCTCAAGGTCAGATTTCTTATGCCGATTCCACACATCGCTCGACCTACTTAGCCACTAACGGCTACACGGATCTAGATGCTAATCAAGCTTTAGGCCGTGGAATTAAGATTCAGACTAAGGCCGGAGATATTCGCAATGATGTCTCTATCGTCTGGAAATCTGGAACGCAGACGGCTACCGATGCAGCTTCCATCGCACTCTATGGAAAACTTGCGCAACAGATTACGACATCATTGGAGCATTCTGCCGATGCCCTATCTCAAGCCAATTTTTATCTGACACTTAGAGCCCAACCACAGGCATTCCTAGAATCCATCACTTTCGCGCTGACAAATCCGGAAGTCGATGATGCAGATCGTGACGCTCTTATCAACGTGTTTATGGGTCAGCCGATTTCGCTCTCGAACCTGCCGGCCAATATGCAGTCAGGAAACTTCTTGGGCTTCGTCGAGGGCTGGCGCTTTCAGGCTTCTTTCAACGAGCTCTCAGTGACTCTTCTTGTCTCGCCACTGCCATTCTCACTTCAGGCGATGGAATGGCAAGATGTAAGTGTCGCTGAAACCTTTAACACTCTTAGCCCTACACTTGACTATGCAGACGCATTAGTCGTCAATTAAGGAGAAACGATGGCAAATCCAACTACCTACTTCGGCTGGGTCATGCCGACGAGCTCTTCGCTCGTTACCAATCTCCCAGCAGATTTTAACACATTTGGTCAGGGCGTTGATACGTCGCTGCAAGATTTACTCGGTGGCACGACTGGTCAAGTCTTATCAAAGACAAGCGCGACCAATATGGATTTTACGTGGGTCACTCCTACGGATCAGACACCACTCACAACTAAAGGCGATCTCTTCACTTTTACAACAGTGGACGCCAGACTTGGAATTGGCGCAAATAATACAGTTTTAACGGCTGACTCGACTCAGGCAACAGGAATGAAGTGGGCTGCTCCAGCAGGCGGTGGCAAGATTTTGCAGGTAATTTATGGTAACAGTGCTAGTCAAGAACTTAATTCCACTAGCACTTATGCGGATACAACCTTAACGGCAACAATTACACCAACACTTGCAACAAGTAAGGTTTTGGTTTTGGTGCAACAAACTGGTTTATATAAAGACACAGGAGATGCACAAGGCAGCGTGCGACTATTACGCGCAGGAACTGAAGTAATCGTTTTTGAGGCGGCATACGGAAAAAATCAATCAACGAGTGCAAATGGTAATGGCGGAACTGGCACGGCGTTTTTAGATGCGCCAGCAACAACTTCAGCAACCATATACAAAACACAATTTAAGTCAAATGACAATAATGCGCGAGTATTTGTGCAAGCAGGTTCAAGTCGCTCAACAATTATTCTTATGGAAGTGGGAGCTTAATTATGGATAAGCAAATTATGTGCGACCTTTTGGCAATACTAAGACCACAAGGCGGTTATTACACACAAGGTGATAATAAAGAAGATATTGTTTATCTTGAGTGCCAACCAATTACTAATGCTGAATGGGCAAGTGCTTTAGCCAATTACGAGACACTTAAAGAAGAGAAAGCATCACAATTAGCAGCAGCTAAAGCATCAGCAGAAGCGAAACTTGCTGCACTTGGATTAACTGCCGATGACTTGAAGGCACTTGGGCTATAAGTGGAACACTTGACTAAGATTTATCCGGAAGGCACTGCTGCACGGATTATCGAAGTCGCACTAGCTGAAGTCGGCACTGTCGAAACTGGCGAGAATCTGACAAAGTACGGCAAGTTTACAAAGGCCGACGGATTGCCCTGGTGCGGTTCGTTCTGCAACTGGGTCTTTCACACTGCCGGCGTCAAGATTCCATCTATGGTTTCAACGGCTGCCGGAGCGCATAAGATGAAAGAGCTTGGACGCTGGATTGAGAATAAGCCGCAACTTGGAGATCTATGCTTCATGGACTTTCCACACGATGGCATTGATCGCATCAGCCACATCGGAATTGTGGTCAAGGTAGGCAAGACCAGCGTGCTCTGCGTCGAAGGCAATACCTCCGGCACTGGAGATCAACGCAACGGCGGAATGGTGATGGTTAAGCAACGCTATATCGGCAAGGAAATCGTCGGTTTCGCTAGGCCAAAGCTTGTTGCTTATGCTGGAGAATATCCAGTGGTCGAGCCACTTCCACAGGCGAAACCGAAAAAGGAGAAGAAGAAATGACACAATTTAAGGCACTTGCGGCATCATGGGCTAGATCATCAGTGGCCGGAATGTTAGCCGTCTATATGACAGGCAATACAAATCCGAAAGATTTAGCGATGGGGCTTGTTGCTGGAATTATTCCGGTATTAGCTCGCTGGGCTAATCCGAACGATATTTCTTTCGGTCGCCAGAAGTGAGCGTGGGCGAATGGACGGCGGTCGGTGGGCTTGTTCTTGCGGTGCTGACTGCCATCTATTCGTCAATGAGATTCATGGTGAAGTCAATCATGCGAGAGCTTTCACCGAATGGTGGCAACAGTCTCAAAGATCAAGTCTCTCGAATTGAGGCGCGTTTAGATCAACTACTGCTGGAGATTGCTCTCAAGAAATAGACACGCCGACGTCAATCTTGAAATTGTCGGACATAGATGTCACTCTGTATCTGGGAGCATTCGACAAGGCTCCCACGGGAGCAAAAAATGACATCAGGTGAAATCGGTTT